TAGCAGTAGCTTCCATTGTACTAGTTGAATCACCATAGTCTTTCCACATAACCCCGTAAACTTTTGCATCTGAACTATTAAAAAATAATTTTTGGATAGGAGCGTATTTTTGCTCGGTTTCTCCTGCACCTGAAGCATTTGTTTTTCCTAGTAGAGTCCAAAGATCTTGATCTATTGTATAACTCCATAGCTCCGGCTGTTGAGTCCCCGACCCGCCGATACCATAATAAATAACACTCCTATCCGTATTAGTGCACATTGAATAAACAGGGGAAGCAGAACTGGGGTTATGGGTATTGCCATCCCATCCAGGATAAGAGCCTATTGACCAATAACCTAGTTTGCCATCTAATGTCTTTAGTTTTAATAATTCTCTAGCTACCCTTTTATTATCGGGTAAATTACCCTTATCATCCACAAAAACTTCTTTTAATAGTAAATTGAGCATTTCACTAACGGTCCTATTCTCATACCATTGGCCACCCTCTTTTACCTTTTCAGCATTAGCAGAAGCTAATTTTTTGTTGAGACTAGAAATTTTTAAATTAGCAACTCCATCCTTACGTTTAGTAGTAACCGATTCAAGTATACCTGCAGAAATATCTCTTACTTCTTTTCTACCATCTGCATATCCTACTTCTAGAGAAATTATTACTTCTCTATTTTGCCAAGAAGTAGAAGACCCACCTTTAGTGGGTTTAAAGATAGCTTTAAATCCGTCTTCAGTAGAAAAAGTTCTATCTACAAACCGGTCCCAAAATCTTTCTTGGTGTTGTTGTTCTTTATGTTCTACAGCCATTAATTCTTTGCTTTAACTTGTGAAACCGAAATTACAAAAGTCCCTTTATCCGTTTCTATTGCTTGTTTTATTGCTCCCATATTTTGTAAAAGATTTTGACCTTTATATTCATAGCGATCGCTAAAATCTACTTTAGAAGGTCCACGCGGGATATCAAATTTTAATGCATTTAAAGTTTTCATTCTAATTGATGAACATTCACCTGCACTATCTATAGGTGTCATAGAAACTTGATAAACTTTACCAGTAAAATGTTTATTGAATCGGGGTTCTCCCGTTGTTCTAGTAGCATTCCAGGTAGGATTATCATGATAAATTTGAGTAAATAAAATAGGATTAACATTTACTTCTAAAGAATCTCCAGTATACCAACTACTAATTCCACTAGTAGCATTACAAGCATGATACTCACCGTCAACATAAAACCCATCAGGACCGTTTGCCGTACCAAAATTACTAAAATTACTTTTATCAAAAACTAAAGCAACATGATGTAAACCTCCCAATTCAATGATCGAATACATTACAGAAAACAAAGAAGAGATTCTGCAAATCGTCGCCAGCGTAATCGCTGTTGCCTCACTTATTGCAACCATGACCCCGAACGAGTCAGACAACAAATGGGTCAACCGAATTTCGTCCGTTGTATCGTGGCTCGCCCTTAATGTGGGCAAGGCTAAGAGCAAGTGAAGACCTTCTTCCGCCTTTTAACCGCAGCCCTCCACGCATATGTCGAACACATCAAGTGGCAACGAGACAGGTATATCGACGGTCTGGAAGATCGCCTTGATGCACTGGCCGCTGATGGCGATCCCGCTAGCAAGTTGCGGTTGGAACGAGTTGCCAAACGCCTCAAGCGCGAACGCGAGCGCACTCTATGACCCCCCGACAGTGACCCTTAAAGAGGGTCAACTCTATGAGTTCAAGGAAGGGACGCTAGTTGGGCGGAAGAATCACAAGTTTCACAGCGACTATTCATATCGTCGCGCCGTAATCATTGGGGAGAAATGATCAACCCCCGAATCATAGACTCCTTGATAGGTATGGCGGCTCCCACGTTGGGTCTGATTACCAGTATGCAGGAGCAATTTGAATACTGGCTGCGCGTTGGCTCCCTTGTTGTCGGCATCACCGTCGGGCTGGCTTCTCTTTACAGATTACTTTCCAAACGCAAAAAATGAAAATCGGATTATGTGTGGGGCATTCGCGGCTAGGCGATCAAGGGGCTTATACTACAGGTGAATATGTCCTGTCGGAGTGGGACTTCAACCGCGACCTTGTTCGCCGGATCGGACATTCACTAAGCAATAATCACGGGTGGGCCAGCGGCGGCGACTACGCTATTTATGATAGCTACCCCGCGCGCAGCTATACAGGAGCTATAAATTACATCTCCCGTAAGATGCGCGACGAGGGCATCACAGCGGCTATTGAACTCCACTTTAATTCGGCTTCCCCGTCGGCTAACGGGCATGAGTGGTTGTACTGGCCAACGAGTAGTGGTGGAAAACGATTAGCCACTGCTTTGCGGGATGAGATGGAAGAAGCCTACCCCGATATGAAGTCACGCGGCATCAAACCGCGCGGCCCCCGCCAGCGCGGGTCAGCTTTCTTGAGGAAGACGCACTGCTATTCAGTAATTGCCGAACCCTTTTTCGGTTCTAATGCTGAAGAGTGGGCAATGATTAACAATAACCGAGGCAAACTGGCTGGTGTTTACGCCCGCGCCCTAACCAAGTTTGTAGATGGATAACGTACCTAAGAGTGTAACTATGGCGGGCGTTCGTGTGCGGATCAACTTCAGGGATCTAGGCGATGACGAATGCTATGGTTTATATTCCCACAGACGTAAACTCATCGAGATTGATAAGACCCTCAAGGGCAAAGAACTAATTGATACAATTCGCCATGAGATGCTACACGCAGCTTTAGGGATTTCAGGACTGGCATTTTGTGAGTCCTATGAAGAAGAAGCCATCGTGCGCTGCATGGATGAGATATTTTTCCCCGCGTGGGACCGATTCCTGAAAAGATTTAACACTGATTGATTATGCCCGAAGAACCAAAAAAAGCGTTGGTTAGCCCCAATAGGCCCGCTTTTAGTATTGATGCTCTTATGGACGAACTTTGGGTAGAAGAAGTTGGGCCATACACAGAGAAAATAAAAAAGCCTTATAAAGATAGTAAGGGTAAATGGACTATAGGTGTTGGCCATTTGATCGGTGATGGTTCCCAGAAAGCACTGGATAAATCTGAGTTTCGAAATAAGACATTATCTAAAGAACAAATAATGGATTTAGCCCGTAAAGACTCGGACGCTAAAATACAAAGAGTGCTGGGCGAGTTTGGAAAACAGTTTTTTGATTACCAGCCAGAAACACAGCTACAGATTGTCTCTTCGTATTACCGTGGTGGGTTGCCGGGATCACCTAAAACTTTAGAACACATGGCGAAGAAGGAGTATGCCGAAGCTTCTAAAGAGTTCTTGGATAATGATGAGTATCGCGAGGCTATCACAACGGGCAGCGGGGTGGCCCCGCGCATGGAGAAATTATCCAAGGCCCTCGCTAAAGAGGCTAAATTAGAAACAGATAGGGCCGCTAGGTTTGTTGGCCCACCATACAAGGATATGTCTTTCCAAGACGCTGTAGAAAAAAGACTGAAAACGAAATAGTTATGAAGCCTGAAGATTTCAAACCCCATGATATGTTCCACCCTAAAACTGGTAAAGTTTACAGGGCCAATACTTATAACCAGCATCTTTCTATGCAGAAGAGGGGCTATGTACATAGTAAACCCTCCGCTGCTGGGAAACGCGCCGACAGGCTCCTGAAGAAAAAGGGCAAGTATTAGTCGCGCGGGTAGGGCGCTGCTTGGGCATACGCACAAGTATGAGTCAATTTCATCAACTTAAAAATCGTTTCGTCTTATTCTACCCAGATGAGAGTGATGTAGCGGAAGCGTTCAGGCGGTCCAAGTCTCTGGGGGTGCCCCCTAGTTCTTATACTCGTGGAGTCGGGCGAATGACTGGGTTCTTAGGGGAAGTCGCTTTTGGCAAGTATGTTAAATCTGCCAAACATGTTGGGGAACAATGTTATACCCATGACTACATGCACCTTAACAAGAAAGTAGATGTTAAGTCTAAGACCTGCACAACAAAGCCTAGGTTGCACTACCTCGCTAGTGTAAACACACAGGGTAAGAAAGAGCTACAAGCAGACCTCTACTTTTTCACTAGAGTCCACAGGGATCTATCCAAGGTCTGGTTGCTGGGTTGGACAACCCTCCATCATGTGACAAAGAGCAAAAACTTTAAGGGCAAGGGCGAAACTGATGACGACGGGTTTACTTACCTTTGTGACGGGTATCATTTGCCCATTAAGACTCTGCGCCGACCGGACTCCTTTGAGTCATCGCGTCAATATCGAAAGAAGG